AGTAATGAAAAACCAAAGGAATGAAGTCGTTCTATGAGATAAAAAATATTTTCTCCTCTGATTTTGAAGGGGAATCAATGATTAAAGACGTTGACCTGAAAAGCAGGACAGTCACCGGTTATTTTTCCCGCTTTGGGAATAAAGACCATGACGGGGATATTATGGTTCCCGGATCATTGACTAAGACAATCGGAGAAAGACTGCCAAAGGGTTTAATCCCTCACATTCTGGATCATGATATTCATGTTACCCTGAAACAACTATCTAAGCCAAAGCTGTATGAAAAGGCAGACGGTGGATTCTTTGAGTCTACCATCACTGACACACAGAACGGTTTAGATACCCTGAAACTTTACCGGGACGGTGTTATTAATCAGCACTCTTTCGGGTTCAGGATTATGAAGGATGACCGGAAAGATGATGCCCGGTATATTAAAGAGGTGATGCTGTATGAAATCAGCACAGTGACTTTAGGGGCTAATTCTGACACCCCGTTCACAGGGTTTAAGTCACTCCAACCTAAAGAAATGGTCAGCCGCTACCAAGTGCTTACAAAGGCATTTAAAGACGGTGATTACACAGACGAAACATTCGCCATCCTCGAAGCGCAAATAAAGCAGATCGAGATTGACATGGCGCAAAAATACTTGCAGTCAATAGAAAAAACCACTGAGCCGATTATAATCACTCAGCCGGAAACTAAAAGGCAGCGGGATTTCACAATAATTAAAGAACTATTAAAAAAGTAATAAGATGGCAGACGAGGTAAAAGGATTTAACGATAAGGAACTTGCTGAATTGAAAAGCAACCTTAACGAAATCGAAAAAAACATTGGTACAAAGATGGCCGACCAAACAAAAAAGGCCGTAGAAGATGCGATGAAACCCGTATCTGATGAAGTGGAAGGATTGAAAAAATTCCGTGTTGAAGCCGAAGAAGCACAAAAGAAAGCTTCTGAAGCTATCGACAACCTTTCAAAGAAAGCTAACCGGATCATCGTTGATGCTGACGAAATCAACTTTGGATCTCAGCTTCGTAAATCACTTGAAGCGAATAAAGATGCTTTAGGTAATTACAGCAAAGATCGTAAAGCTATCAGCTTTGAAATGAAAACTGTTGGTAATATCGGCGCAAACAGCAATATTTCTGTTTCCGGTACTCCCGCCTTTGCGCATGGTGGACCGCTGAGCGAGCCAGGCCGTAAGCCTTATGAGTTGCGCCACGTTCGTGACTTAGGTATGCGTATGGTTCCCCTTGGAGCCGGTCAGGATACCTATGTAATCCGTGATGGTGGTGGAGAAGGTGCGCCTACTGCTGTAACCGCTGGTTCAGGAAAACCTCAGTCTGATAGAGATTGGGTAAAAACGGTGGTTCCTATCACTAAGATTGCACACTATTACAAAGTGCCTGAAGAATACCTGACTGATATTGTATGGATGCAGGATGAAATCACCGGTGTTGGTGTTGAGGAACTTTTATCAGTTGAAGATAGCCTGATGCTTACCGCAACAGGTTCATCTACCCAATTCGCCGGTTTGAATCAGTCGTTTAACAGTACAGCATTTTCAGCTCCTGCTTCACTTGCTTTGGCTGTAAACCTTGCCAACAACTATGATGTTTTGGTTGCTGCATGGACACAGTTAAGGACGTTGAAGTCAGTAGCCACAGCCGTGGTTTTACATCCCGCTGATTACGCTGCTATGATCCTGGCAAAAGAGGCTTCAACAGGTGCTTACCTGTTCGGTGCGCCTAATCAAACCATCCCTAACCTGTTCGGTGCGCCTATCGTTCCTCATACCGCTGTTACCTCGGATAAATACTTCCTCGGTGATTTCAGTAAGGTTCGTGTTGGTGTTCGTGCCGGGCTGAGTGTTCGGATTTTCGATCAGGATCAGGATGATGCGATCAAGAACCTGGTTACTATCGTAATCGAGGAGCGTATCACAATGGCGGCTGACAGGGCTGACCGTATTATCTACGGTGATTTCAGTTCTGACGCTGCTGCATTGGAGACCGCATAACAACTAATACAGCCCCGTAAGGCTGTTTGAATTTAAGGTAGTGCCTGTTAATATCCAAACCCGTGAGGGGGAACGAAGGTAAGCAGTATAACAGCGACCGGGGGGAGCGTAACCCCACAGGCACACAATAGAATAAAAATGTTTGATGTAAAAACTACAAGCGCACCCGCCACATGGCCGGTGTCATTAACAGAGGTAAAAACACATCTTGCGGTAACGCATACGGATGATGATACCATGTTAACAGACTTGTTTAAACAGGTAACCAGGGAGGTAGAAAACTACTGCGGTATCGCTTTAGGAACACAAACAAAAGTATGGACGTTTGATTTTGATTGTAATACAGAGTACTCTATCCCCTACAATCCCGTTGCTTCCGTTACTTCTGTTTACCGGAAAGTATCGGCGGGAGACTACACAGAGTTGCTTGTGGTGAATGATGACTACGATTTAGACGGTCAGCTTAAAAAGACTTTGAACATTTTCTCAGGCGGTCGCTGTAAGGTTACATATGTAACAGGTACGGAGTGGGCTACTTGTCCACCGGATTTGAAATTAGGGATACTTAATGAGATTGCTTTTAGGTATGAGCATAGGGGGGATAGTAATAAAGGACAGTTTAGCCCGGAGGCTTTTAATTTGATTTTGAGGTATAAAGATTTTACGTGGGAGTAGGTCAATTAAATAAAGTTGTTGTTTTCAAAGAGAACACCCCGTCCAATTTAGGAGCAGGGGGAGCGGACAGCTATTCTACTTTACTGACCACAAGGGGAAGTTTAAAGAAGCTGAGCGGATCACGGTCTTTGTCCTTTGGAGAACTGGTAGAGTCCAATTCCTATGAAATGATTACCAGATACCAGGATGATATCAAGGATAACATCAGGATGGACACAAAGATTGAGATTGAAAGTAGAACATTTACGATAAACAGTTTTGAGAAGATCGGGGAAAAGAGATTTTACTACCGTTTTGTGTTGAGTGAACAGGTGAATTAATGGCAAACGTAAAAATAGAAGGTTTTAGGGAGTTTAGGGCGAAGCTAGACAATCTGCCAAAGCAAACACGGCAGGTTGTTGGTGCTATCATTCAGGACGAGGCTATGCGATGGGAAGGGCTTATTAAACGCTCTGCCCCCAGGAATAAGATTATCGGTTTAGGCGGTCGCTTAGCTGGTAGTATTACTTCACGTAAAACAGGCGAGTTATCCGCTGAAGTTTCTGCGAATGTCAAATACGCTCCTTATGTAGAATGGGGAACCGGTGCAAAGGTTTCCGTTCCGGCAGATTTAGCAAAATACGCTATTCAATTCAAAGGATCAAGACAGGTAGCAGGTCAAAGGCCACAACCATACTTCTTTATTCATGCCCCGTTAATTACTAAGTCGGTAAATGACAGGGTAGGTAAATATTTGAACACAGAACAGTGAAAGTTATATATAAAATAGAATCGCCTGCAAACAAGGTTTATATAGGACAAACAAAGCATAAATCAAATAGGTTTTCCAAGTATAAGCGTTTGGATTGTGCTAGTCAGGTTTATTTGTATAGGTCTCTTAAGAAGTATGGCTTTTCTAATCATAATATATCAATAGTACACGAATTGCCGGACGATTGCAGTCAGAATATTGTTGATCAGTATGAAAGAACTTATATAGATGTTTATAGGTTAGTCGGATATACAATGTTGAATATCAAAGATGGCGGGCTTGGAGGTTCGCATAGTAAAGAGTCGATTAAAAAAATGAGTTTTTCTCATTCTGCTATGAAACCGGAAACTATTGAAAAAATGAGATTGGCTAAATCCAATATCAGCGATGAGACTAGGCTAAAAATGAGTATGGCTAAAAAGGGTAAAGGACTTGGTAATAAACGAGCATTAGGCTACAAGCATAGTCCAGATGCTTTACAGAAAATAAAAGAAGCCGGTAAAAACAAAAGCGAACATACAAGAAGCTTGGTTAGTGAGAATATGAAAAGAATATGGGCAGAAAGGAGGGCTTTGAAGTATGCGTGATACGAAAAAAATATTAAGACACGCAATATTTAACGCATTGGACGGGCAGATTACATATAACTCTGTTGCCGTTCCGGTGGTTGATGAAAAAATAAGGAATAGTGCGCCGTCTGATTTGTTTATAGTCCTTTTTACCCAATTTGAATCACCGGTAGAAAGGAATAGCAGCTCTTTTAACACACAGTCAAGTATTGACATTGATATAGTCCAAAAGACAGGAACAGAAGTAAGCAAGGATGCGATAGACGATGTATGTGAGGATATGCTAGAAATCATTTTCCCGGCTATCGGTACACTTGGCTTAACCGTTCCTT